GGACCGGGGACACTCGCCTCAACGACAGTCATGAACTGGCAGGTATCGAGATGACGCCATTTGCGGTGTCGGTGATCGTGAACAGGGCATTGCTGCCCGCATGTCGGGCAGATTAGCAGTGTATTTTTGGCGATCCCGACAACAACGGTGACATAGCCAGCGTTTTCATCAAGGGAAAGAGATTCAACCTGCCACGGGGCGGACAGGTTGAGAATGTGGGCATAGAGGGATTTCTCATCCATGATGGTTGCCTCTGGTGATGAAAATTATTGCATTATCATGCACTCAACCACCACAACAGGGGAAGACCCTTTTATATACAGTTGTTTAATTTGAACATGCGCGCAAGATACAGGAGTCGCTACGGCTGTTTAATTATTCATCTCTTCGTTTGTAAGTTTCTCTCTTAATTCAAATTATGGTTTTGTAAATTTTCTGGTGGTATTGCCATATGCGCATATCTAAGCCAGTTTAGAGGCCGGGAACTTTCTGTACAGCGTCGACAGCACCACATCATAAATAATCGCTACCTGCTGCCGCGGTACTCCTGCCCTAATCAGGAGCCCAGCCTGCGCCCATTGTCCCGTTGTTAGTTTCGGTCGTCGGTCACCAATTCGCCCCTGCTCCCTTGCCGCTACCAGCCCGGCGCGTGTCCGCTCGACAATGAGCTCACACTCCATTTCAATGCCAGAACGGCAAGGCTCCTCCTGAGCGAAATGGACATTTTTTGAAAGTTTCTGGAAAATAAAAATAGTACTATTTGAGAATTAATTGAATCAGCCGATTTTTTCTAATTCATCAATCAGATGGACATAGCATTTGCTATAAAAAATAAAAGTATTCCTGCTATCTATATATAAATGAGTTATGTACATATAAAAGGAGCATTACCGTGACAAAAATAACTTTATTTCCCCAGGATTTTAGAATCCAAAAACAGGAAACCACACTACTAAAAGAAAAATCAACCGAGAAAAATTCTTTAGCAAAAAGTATTCTCGCAGTAAAAAATCACTTCATTGAATTAAGGTCAAAATTATCTGAACGTTTTATTTCGCATAAGAACACTGAGTCTTCTGCAACACACTTTCACCGAGGAAGCGCATCTGAGGGCCGGGCAGTGTTGACAAATAAAGTCGTTAAAGATTTTATGCTTCAAACGCTCAATGATATAGATATTAGAGGTAGTGCGAGTAAAGACCCCGCATACGCCAGCCAGACCCGTGAAGCTATACTATCGGCAGTTTACAGCAAGAATAAAGATCAGTGTTGTAATTTGCTCATCAGCAAAGGGATCAACATAGCGCCTTTTCTTCAGGAAATTGGCGAAGCAGCGGAAAATGCAGGTCTGCCCGGAACAACCAAAAATGACGTTTTTACGCCAAGCGGCGCAGGGGCCAATCCTTTTATAACTCCGTTGATTTCATCAGCAAACAGTAAGTATCCACGTATGTTTATCAATCAACATCAGCAGGCATCCTTTAAAATCTATGCGGAGAAGATCATTATGACAGAAGTTGCACCACTGTTTAATGAGTGTGCTATGCCGACTCCACAGCAATTCCAACTGATACTAGAAAACATTGCTAATAAATATATACAATACACTCCCTGAACACAGAAAAACCAAAAAATATGCGGAGCCTCTTCCTGATTAATATGAACCAATAGTATCCATAATTTTCCCCAGGAACTAACTCCGGAGCTAAACCGTCATTTACCAGTGCTAAAATTATACACTCAACCATCAAAATAATAGCCATTGCTGCTATATAACATATAGCAGCAATCTCTACTACATAGCTATATTTTTATAACTGAGATGGTTTCTCCGGCCAGTCAGGATTTAAGGTATCCACCCGGTTTACCAGCACCCTGTATTTTTTCCATTCGTCGAGCTGCGCTTTCTCATCATCTGTTGCGATATCAAGATCAACAGCATCCTGTAACGGCGTGATTTTTTCAGATGCTATTTGCAGGAGCCTGTTTTTGGTTTCTTCAGCTTCACGAAGTCTGGCTGCGGCCTCCGCAGCTTCATCATTCACCCAGACCTTAGCCTTACCATCCCATTTCTGGTATTCACCAACTGGTGAAACTGATGTGACATTTTCGGGCAACGGACCAGGCTCGGAGATATAAACCTGATTGCCGGTTGTTGTGTCGTAAACCGTCTCGCCGCGGTGATCCTCCTGCAGACTCCACGTTTGGGTTTCAGCGTCAAAAACAGCTATATGACTGGAGGGAATATCAGGAGGGGCGAGATCAGTACAGTTTGCCGGTAATCCCGTGTGCGGCGGGATATATGCATCACCTGCGCCAATAAATTCGTTTGTATCTGAACGAAGATTAAAAATTTTAATTGTCTGCGGGGTATCGCTCATTTTAAACGTCATTTTTTACTCCGGATAAATATTCTGGATTCAGGTGATTGTCATGATAATCGAGGCCGAGAAAAACATGATGCCTATGAGCACCAATATAAATATCATCAACCTGATGACGGGGACTGATGCAGGTGTTACCTGATTTTTTGCAATACGTTCTGTAATCACCAAAACCGATATATTCCGTTCTGGCGTTCGGACAAAGCGTCTCTGACGGACAGTATGCCGTTGTGCTGAATACAGCATTCTGGCGGGCGCTGGCGTATTGCCAGTTGATTGCTTTGGGTGGATTACTGAAACTTTCCCACGCCAGCTTCATTTGCCGGGCGACGCTGTCCGGGGGGACCTGACCACATCCGGCCCCCATTGCAGGTAATGCAACAGATGTAATTTTCCGGTCTTCTCCGGCGCTTTTATTGTGCTGAAAAATTGCCAGTAACGCAGCCCGTGTTGCATTATAAACCGCGTCGGTGCCGTCAATAATCAGCGGAACGCGCATCATCGGGGCGTGAACCAGCCACGGATGTTTACTGTTACCCGTTTCAATAACAAAGGCGGTGCCGACGGGCTGTTCCCCCAGATATTCACGGATGATATTTTGCTGTACACGTTCCTGTAACTGCGGCCCAAAATATGCTGTTATCGCAGCATCCACGCCGCCATCCATCAAACCGAAAGAGTTCGCCGCACTGACCATGCAGTCAAATTCCGGTATGGTTTCAAACGGTCCTGGGATAATTTCCACATTTTCGGTATTCTGAAAAGAATGTTCAAAAGCCACGGCCATTGCCGGCACGGGTGCTGAAAGAATTAATTTAATCACGCCAGCCTCACAATATAGTTAAATGCAATGTTTTTAACCGTGGTTTCTGCATTACCGTCTGCGTCCACAATAACGACGTGTCCGTGTGGACCGATATACATGGTGTGCTCGTGTCCTCCGATATAAACTGTATGCGCATGGTCGCCAGCGGCCTGTGTCCATGCACCACCTCCAGGCTGAAATGAGGTGTGATTGGAATCTCCCCAGTATGAATTGATATAACCGCCGAACTGGTGAGTATGATTGCCCGTGGTATTGGTCGATTTCGTGCCGTAATCAAAGGATGAGGTAGATTTTGTCCCTAAGTCAGTATCCTGCGCCCGCGCGGTGTGCGAGTGCGATTTATTGCCGTCCATTTCTTGCGACAATACGGCACGTCCACTGATGGGCTTACCCTTTATTGTCCAGCCTCTCATGTCAGGGATAACGCTGGACGGATACGCTATAGCCAGTAACGGGTAAGCAGATTTATCGAAGGACTGCCCATACATAAAAGCATAACCACCATCCGGGAGCACATCAGACGGCCATGCAATCGCCGCCCCTACTGGATACGAATCCGGTGGCGGATTTAGTGAGGTGTAGAACATCGCCCATTCTGACCACTCAGCGTCGGCGGTATCTCGATGGCTGCGAATATATGCGGGCGCAGGAGCACCATTAACCCCACTCCATCCGATTAATACCTCTCCATCACCGGTTCCGGTCAGACGCAAAATATTCCCGTATTGCGTTGGATAACCGTTATTGTAAACCTCGCCCATTATCAGGCCGCCATCGCTGCCTCTTGTCGTGCCAGTCAGTGCCGGAAGCGCGCCGCGTGATGCAAGCCTGTTCGCTGCGACAGCCGTACCACCAGCAGGCAACGCACCAGCAGCCTTATCAATTGTGCTCCGTAAACCAACGTATTCGATAAGACCTTCAATGCTTTTTCCTGACAGCGCCGTCAGTGTATCGTCCAGCGGCTGCTTGCCCGCCAGTTTATTCATTACAGTGGTGGCAAAGCTCGGATCGTTACCCAGCGCGTCCGCCAGTTCCTGCAGCGTATCCAGCGACTCAGGTACGGAACCGACCAGTGCAGCAATCAGTTTACGAACAAACTCAGCGTTTGCAGTCTGAAGTCCCTTAGCGTCATCTGGCGGCGTCGGTGTGGTCGGTGTTCCAGTGAATACCGGACTGTCCAGCGGCGCTTTGGTCTGTACCTCAATCATGACAGCTTTGACCGCCTTTGGCGTGGCTGCCAGCGCTTCGCTGTCACTGTCCGTGGCGCTGCTTAACTTAACGATACCTTTTTCGTCAGGCTGGCATCTTCCAGGGAAATCACGTCCGCGATATCTTCTGCCCGTTTTGCGGCCTCTTCTGCTCTGGTGGCTGCTGCTCCGGCAGCAGTACTGCTTTGCGCCGCCAGTGATGCGCTGGTATCAGATGCAGCGGCGTGAGTGGATGCCTCCGATGCTGATGACGAGGCGGCTGTTGCGCTGGCCGCTGCTGTACTTGCTGACGTTGCTGCATTTGTCTCAGATGTTTTCGCTGCGGCTGCCGATGCGGCTGCCGCCTTTTCCGACGCTGCCGCCGCAGTGGCTGACGCACCTGCATCACCGGCACTGGAAGCCGCCTGCGTTTCTGACGTCTTCGCGGCGGTTTCGGATGCTCCGGCGCGCTCTGCTGATGTCTGCGCCGCCGTCGCGCTGGCGGCTGCGGCAGCAGCTGAATCTCCGGCGGCAGTACGGGAGGCATCTGCATTCGCTTCAGATGTTTTCGCTGCGGCTGCCGATGCGGCTGCTGCCGTTCTGGCTGTGTCAGCCGACGCCGCGCTGGCTGATGCCTCCCCGGCTTTTGTGGTCGCCGTACCTGCGCTGCTCTCCGCAGATGCTGCGGATGAGGCTGCCTGTGTGGCTGATGCTTCTGCCGCTCCGGCTGCATTCACTGCTGCCGTGGCGCTTTCCGATGCCTGACCTGCTGATGTCTGCGCCTGTTCAGATGCCTGCCCTGCGGCGGTGGCATTCCGCGATGCCTCCGATGCCTGGCGGGCAACTTCTTCCACCATCGCCTCAAAACGCCGCAGCGCCTCCGGGCGGACGTCGTCTTCCGTCATGGCCCCCAGAAAATCATTCAGGGTGCCCGGCTTTGAATCATCGTAAACCGTAATAACTCCGGCATGTGACGGGGGATACCCTTCCACCAGGAGCGTGACAGTGTACTGCCCCTGCTCCACATCCATGCTGTAGCGCCCGGCGTCATCCGGATTTTCCGATGCCACCGTATTCACGACCACCGTCGTACTGGTCCGGCAGGCCTTCAGCTGAATGGTGCAGTTCTGTACCGGCGTTCCCGTACCATCTTTCAGTACGCCGGAAATAAGTACTGGCATATTGCCTCCATAAAAAAGCCCGCCCGCAGGCAGGCTTCAGATTCATTCACATCTCAGCACTGATTATCCGGGTCACGTAAATATGCCGGCAGAGAACACTGGACGCTCCGCGTGATTGTTTTTCCCTTTGCCTCGCGGTGCTGTTTCTGCCCACGGTCGGTGCCGGTATAAATCCGGGTCTGGTTTTCAATATTGCTGTTGCCGCTTCCTCTTCCGTTATCGGCAACGGCAGCAGTGGAAAATAAAACGGACAGGGAAAGCCCTGCCGCCAGAGAAATTACGCGCGACATAGTCATATTTGTTCCTCATTAAACGAAAGGGACCGGAAATCCGGTCAGTTTGTGAAGTTGCTCCCCGACCGGGAAACCATCACCAGCGGCCAGACGGAAGCTTCAGTGGTGTACTGCCCGCCGACCCTCAGAGAAACGCTGATATCCACGACAGGTGAAGTGGTGTAGACCGAAAAGACAACTGTCTGATACATGGCCGGAAGCCCTGCGGTATACGGGATAACCTCCGCCGTTTTCACCTGGCCGTTAATATTTATCGTGACGGTGATGGCACCGGAGCCACCGTTACGCTCACAGTTAGCCATCACCGTGATGGTTTTCCCTATCTGATAGGTGGCGCTGTCGGTATACCGTGTTGAGGTGCTGCGTTCGTCGTTCTTCGCTCTGATGCTCACGCCCTGCATGACTTTTGAGCCGCAGATATCACCGACAAACTCTTTTGCTTCTATCACGCCAGAAAACTTACCGGAGGTGGCATTGATTTCTCCGGTAAACGAGCCAGACACAGCGTTAATATGGCCGCTGATATCCGCATTTTTCGCAGTCAGCTTTCCGTCCGGCGTCAGGGAAAATGCCGGAGGATTACCGCCACTGGTGATAGTCGGCGCGCTCAGGTATTTCAGGAACGCCTCGTTCATGATTATCTGGTCGCCCTGCATGACGAATCCTGGCGTCTGGTTTCCGTTTGCCGGGTTAATATAAGCAATGCGATCCGCCGCCACCAGGAACTGGCTTATCTTCCCGTCAGGCGTGTCTTCCATACTCAGTCCAATTCCGGCCACATAATATTTGCCGTCTTTGGTCTGCTCTATTTTGACGCCCCACATGGCGTTCCATTTATCGTTAGCGTCCTTCCACTCCTTCGAAAACTGTTGCAGTTTGCTGGCGTTATCCTCCGTCAGGTCAATTTTTTCAGCAACTCTGTACCAAGATACGCCTCCGTAATCAGTCCTTTAAAAAAGTCCAGATACCCTTTCGCGTCATCACTCGGACGCCCGGACACTTCCGCAAACACTGATTTTCCAGCCAGATTTACACTACGCACGTAAAACCAGGCATCATGCAGTGGTTTCAGTCCATCCTTTATCCAGAATGACCCGATGCCCAGATACTGCGCTTTTGACTGAATGTCTGCTGCGGTCGTCAGCTGTGTTGCGGAGTACCAGAATTCATACTGCACACTGGCATCATAAATGGCCTGGTACGGCGTCACCGTTATCTGAAAATAGCCCGGCGTCAGTTCAATGGTGGACGGTGCCGCCGGAGCCTGAATGCTGAACGTGACCGATGACGGCTCCCCCTGCTGCCCGAATCCGTTTATTGCCCTGACTGTCAGCGTGTAGTCACCCAGCGGTAATTCGTGGAAAGCGTACTCTGTCTCACTGGTTGTGGCGGTTGTCACCAGACGCGCGGGGTCGTCATCTTTCCCGTTTCTGATAGTCAGTCTCACGACAAAACGCACACCTTTTACCACCCGCGGCGTATCCCATTTCGCTTTGGCCTGATACAGGGTGCTGTCGTTATCCGTGCTGACGGTCAGATGTTGTACAGCGGGCGGAATAATGCTGTTGGTGGTCCCCGGTAACGGGTCAAAGTGCGCCCCGTTGTCCACAATGGACTCTTTTTCCGGAACGTGCTGCAAGGCAGTGATGGCGTATGTGCCGTCGTCATTCTCCTTAATACGCACGCAACGGAAAAGGCGGCGCTTCAGGGAGGGCAGTTTCAGCCCCCAGATACTGTACGGCTGCACGGTTTCCGGCAGGACTTTCGTTACCACCCGATCCGGTGCGGGCTGCGACTGAATCTCCGTACTGAACGGCTTACCGTCAGGCCCGACAATATTCAGCGTGGTGGCGCCGCTTTCCGGTAGTGTTATTTCCCGGTCAAGCGTCAGCGTGCGGGTGGAAATATCCAGGTCAGTGATACGCCCACCGACCGACACCCCGGCGTAATCGTTGTCGCAGACCTCAATAATATCGCCCGGTGTATGACGCAGACCTTCCGCACCGACAGAAAAATCCACGGTCTGCGTTTCCAGCAGCTCCGTCATCATCACCCACAACCCCGTCCGGTGCGCCTGTCCACGTGAGGTACAGCCGAACGCGTCCATTTTCAGCAGATTGCGTCCATAACGGGCCTGTGAGGCATGGTCT